TTATGATATAATTAATGAAATCCAAGATCCTATACTAAAATATCCTGTCATCCATATTATATTTGATTTCCAAATTGCAAAATCACTCGATATATGTTCACAAAATACAATTTGGGTTTTTTCCGTATTAGAATTTCTTATATATAATGGTATATCATATACACACATATAAATTATATAACTAATCAGGATTTTTTTTATAATTTCCTTATTATATCTTAATATTAATTCTGTTTCATATTTTACCCATAATAATAAAACTATTGCACAATAACACCATATACATTCTTCACATACATGCCAATATTGATTACCAGATATAATTCCAAACCAACAATATATTTCCGCTATATAAATATATCTTAATACATATGCTCGATATTTATTTGATAATTCTAATAAGTCTAAAATTTGATTTGTAAAAGCGATTTCAGCTATAGTAGATAAAGTTCTCTCTATAAACGGAGAACTATATGTAAATAAACAGGTATTATTTATATGTATAATTGGAAAAGTTGATCTATACGCATTTATATAAATATATAAGAATGCAAGTTTATTTCGTTTTTTATTCCATAAATATATATTAATTGTTGAATTAATTAACATTATACTCCACCATATCCATATTTGCATTATAATATTAAATATACTATAATTCTATTTAATATTATTAATTAGTATAAAAAAAATAGAATAGAATATAACTCTATGTAAAATTGTATATTAAAACTTTAGTTATATCATATTATTTTAAAGTTGATTTCAATTTAAAAATATATTATATATATATATTATATAATGCAGATCTTTGTAAAGACACTTACCGGAAAAACCATTACTCTTGAGGTAGAACCAAGCGATTCTATTGATAATATTAAAGCTAAAATTCAGGATAAGGAAGGAATCCCACCCGATCAGCAGCGTTTAATTTTCGCAGGTAAACAACTTGAAGATGGGCGTACATTATCTGACTATAATATTCAGAAAGAGTCAACCCTTCATCTAGTACTTCGTCTTCGTGGAGGATTATAATAATTTATAATAATTTATTATAAATATATATATATATATATATTTTATATGTCTATTCCCAAAGATATTAAATTATATAATAAAATAAAAGAATATATATATTATAAATATCCAAAACATAGTGCATATAGGAGTGGAATTTTAGTAAAAACATATAAAAATAAATTTAAGAAAAAATATGGAAATAAGAAAAATCCTTATATTGGAAAAAAATCAAAAAAACATGGATTAAAACGTTGGTTTAGAGAGAAATGGGTAAATCAAAGAGGAGAGATTGGATATAAATATAAAAGCGATATTTATAGACCAAGTAAAAGAATTACAAAAAAAACGCCTAAAACACATAAAGAATTAACAAAAAAAAATATTAAACGAGCTCGTAATATGAAATATCGAACAGGAAGAGTAAACAATTTCAATAAGAAAAATAAATCAAAAAAAAATAATTTATTATAATTATATTTACCAAAGATATATATGACTTAATATTTTTGGTGTATAATACCCATTACTTTTAATTTTCTCTTTTTTTATGGCTTCACCACGTTTTTTAGTTCCAGAATGTCGCGAATAATAATTTTGCATGCGTTTTCTAGTACCATGATTTTTATATTTATATAATTTTAATGGAGTACTGTCACGATATTGTTGATAATCTTTATGTCCAAAATGTATTTTTCTAATTTTTTTAGTTTTTTTATTTTTAACATGAGCAGTATATTTTTTTTTATTTGGACCATTTTCAAATTTTAATATAATTTCTTTCATATAATAATTATAAAGATTTAAAGTTTTTTATGTATTTATAATTATTAAAATATGTTATTGTATATTTTTCTTCAATATATATCATTTACCATTGCATACTTAAGACCATGTGTGGAATATGCTAGAATTAATGAAACAAATTATAATATTTCATGTTGGTTGGCATGTGAAAAAATAAAAAATAATGTATATAATTTAAATTGTAGAGAATTATATATTTATAGTGAAGATTTTATAAATCAATGTTATAATAAACAAGAATGTGATTATATAATAAATGAAATGCATTATGATTTAAATAATTTACTAAATCAAATGGGATGTAATAATAGTATATCTATTCCATGTAATATAAATGACGAACAACCACCATCATTTTATTGGGCATATATTATATTTATTATAATATTATCTATATCTTTAGCAACATGTTCTATATTTAATTGTAGACGATTATGGTTATATTATTATAATGAACGAGTGGAAAATAGAGAGATACGATTAAATACCCCGTTTTTAAATACTACAAAATAAAATTTAAATAAATTATTTATTTCAAAAAAAGATAATGATTATCATAATTATGATAATGATAATTATGATAATAGTAATAATATTATTAAATCAAAAAATATATCTTTAAAAAATAAAATGGAAATGGCAAATATGCAATGTATATGCTATATGAATAAATTGAGAAGTTATATTAATATAAATTGTGGACATATAACAGTATGTAATAATTGCTATAAAAAACTAAATAATATATGTCCAATTTGTAGAACTAAAGATAAATATATATATATAATTTATTCATAATGCTATAAAATCAATTATTATATATTTAAAAATTGATTTTATAATATATTTTATATTTTATTTTATAAAATATGTCACCAATTGTATTAAGAGAAACCAACAACATGAATTATTTTGGCAATAATATTCTAAATGAAAATCAACTTTTGAGAAATCAAATTAATATACTTAATAATGAAATTTATACATTACAAAATCGACGTAATAATGTAGATAATGAAAATATTTTAAATAATAATATCAATAATAATATCNATAATAATATCNATAATAANATCAATAATAANATCNATAATAATATCAATAATAANATCNNTAATAATATCAATAATAATATCGGTAATAATATCAATAATAACATCAATAATAACATGAATAATAATATCAATAATTATAATAATGATTATTATAATGATTATAATAATGATTATAATCATTATAATAATGATGATAATAATGATACATCAGTTAATACATTAACACAATGTAGTATTTGTATGACAAGACCAAATAATTATGTAAATACTACATGTGGACATATATGTGTATGTAATAATTGTTTGCCTAGAATTGGTAATACATGCCCAATTTGTCGACAAACAGGTAATTATATTCGTGTTTATAATAGTGGTATTCCTAGTTAAAATGATTAAATTAAAATAATAATTTAGTTAAATTAATTTTCTATCTATACTGATAATCCCAAAAAACATGTTCATTTAGAAAAAGAAATAAAATAAGTGCAGTTAAAGATATTGAAATGTTTGATACATTATATGGACTTGCTTCTCCACCACATACTTCTCACTCCTGAAGAAAATTAACAAAACATTCGTCCAAATTCAGCCCCTGTAAAAGTCAAAATATCTCACTCCACAGAAAAACTCACAAACATTGTATACATTATTCAAGTGGTGATTATTCCAAGAAAAACCACTGGAACAATTTAGCGTTCTTTTTGGTAAAAATATTAAATATATTATTATACTTAAATTATTTCATCAACAATACCATTTTGTTTGCATTTTTTTGCATCCCACATAATATCATGTTTTAATATTTTGTCTAATGATTTATCTGTTAACTTACCATTACTATGATCAATATATATTTGCTTTATTTTGTCTTGTAAATATTTATTATTTATATGGTCATCATCAATTTGTTGAAATGTTCCACATGTTCCACTAGATAATTGATGAATTAACATACTAGAAGAACTAGTGATTTGTCTTTTATGACAAACTACACTTAAAAATGTGGCTGCACTTGCAGCATGACCATCAATAATTGAAATAATTGGTATTTGTGATTGTTTGATATAATCAATTCCTGCTAAAGCATCCGTTATATATCCACCACAGCTATTTATATGTAAATAAATATAAAAATTAGTAGATGTATTATATTTATAATCCATCTCAGCTTTTAATGTCAATAGTTTAATATTAATTTCTTTAATAAATTTAATTAATTGTAATATATTTTTTGTATTTATATCATCATAAAAATATATATGATTATCCTTATATGTTATTAATTCATCATTTATTTTTTCTTCTTCACATTCATTTTCGCTTTCTAATATTATTTTTCTTCTTTTTGGACTATCAATTGTTGGTCGTTTGGATATTAGTTTATATTTATACATTACTATATAATTAATAATATAGTAATGTATTTATATATTTTATAATTTATTTATATTATATATAAATATGTGTTTTAATGCAACTACTTCATTAATAACATTTACAATTTCATTAATGTCATCAATATATTTACTATATAATGGTATATATAAAAATAATAAAAATGATATATTATTTGGTATATTAGTAATATTAATTGGATTAATGCAATTAATTGAATATTTTTTATGGAATAATCAAAAATGTAATAAAAAGAATCATATGTTTTCTCTATCAATTATTGTTGTGTTATACTTACAAGGTATAATAACTAGCTTAGCATATTATAAATTATATCCAAATAATCGCTTTTTTAAAAGCTATATAACAATTCCTTTTTATATATTGTATACTATATTTACAGGATATTTACTTTACTGGTTAAATAGTAAAAAATTATGTTCTAAACCATCAAATAAATCATGTAGATTAAAATGGGGACCATATACTGCTTTATCAAAAAATTATTTATTATTTATTACACATTTATTTTTTTATAATACAATAGGAACTTCTATTTTTTTGGAATTTTTATTGATGAATAATAAAGATATTTGTAAATATTTATGTAGATTTTTATTTTTACCAATTACAGCTTCATTAGCTTTATTATATGTAATATTTGTGGAAATTAATAATAAATTTATTTTAATAAATCCTTTAAAAATATTAGATTATGCGGATGTTTTTGGTTCTTTATGGTGTTTTATAGCAGTATTTTTGGGCATAGTTGGAGTACTACATATATAAATNTTTTAGATATTTACTATAGCAAAATGTTATAGGATAGAACTTTAGGAGAATAACTTTTGCATATTTATAACTTCTGGCTTATTTTCTTCTGGATTAAATATTTTTGATATTAATAAATTATCTCGAATACGAATTGTATATTCATCACTATTTTTATTACGACCAACACGCCCTAGCGCTTGAATAATTTTTTCTTGTGTCATATTTAATAAATCTTTTCCCAAATAACAATGATCAAATTGATAATTTGTTCCATATATAAAATCCGATGTAGCTATAATAATATATAATTTTTTAGATTTGGCCAAATCTTTCATTATTTCAGTATAGCGACTACTTGTATGCACAGAAAATACACCGATTCCCATTAATAATAATAACTTCCATATATCGTCCATATCATCAATTAACATAATTTGTTCAACAATATATTCTGAAATATCTGATGTAAATGCATTTTTTACATCTTTACGCCCCCACTTATATAAATGATCTTTTTTATTTGGAATATATTTATCAGGTAAACTTACTGTTAATATTTTTTCTTTCATTTCATTTATTTTATTTTTTAATACTCGCATTTCCGGAGGAATACCACGATCTTTCGCTATTTTTTTTTCTTTCATATCTTCTTTATTAATACCATCTTCATAATTTTTTTCCATAGCCATAATTTTTTGATTAAGTTCCGAATTAATATTAATAGCCTTAGAAATATTTAATAATATATGTTCAGGAATTTTTATACATTGAATACAAAAAAACCCTATTTTATTTACATCATTTGTTATATAGATTGTTGGTCCATTTACTAATGTATATGCATCTTCTGTTGAAATATAAGCAGTAGAGTTAAATACTGTTTTTCTATTGTCTATAAAATAATTATAAATCTCACTCCATTTATCCGGTTTTATATTGCGGAGAATGCATAAATAATATATTTTAATAGATTCTATTGTTATATCTTGAATATTTTCAAAATATTGATTACAAGAGTAAATATCATTTTTATATAGTTTCTTAGTATTAATATATACTAAAAATCTTATACATTCATCCAAATCAATATAACGAAGAATAGTTTTATTATTATCAATATATTTAACTGAATTTAATATATTTTTATAATCTGAGCTTTGATAATGTGGTGCTTCATAATAATTATCTCTATTAATTAATGATATCGATTTTGAACAATCATAATTTTTTATTAAATATATATTACCCATAAATCTTTCTTTATAATTATTAATTGTATCTTGCATTTCATTTAATGAAGGCAATGTTGCTGATGATAAAACAATATTTGATATTATATTTTTTTGCCAATTATTTTTTATTATATCATGAAATACATGATTTTCATAATCTAAACTAATTGTAGGTTCATCCCAATATAATATTATATTTTCATTTCTATTAAATGCCAACATATAATGCATTGCATATAAATAAGATTTAATATCAGTAATCATAATTTCAACCTTATCACCAACAGAATTATCTACTTTAAAAACTCCTCCTGTTTTGTGATTTTTTGTGTACTCTTTTGCTGAAAAATAATGTAATCGAATATCATCAATATCATTACAACCAAAGGCAAATGCTACACACTTCTCCATAGAAATTGCAGCTTTAGCTAATGCCAATCCAACATGTCTTACGGCGCAAACAAAAATTATACGATATTTTTCAGATAATCCGATTGGGGATAATGTTTTTCCAGTTCCTGTCGGTGCTATATATAATATCATTTTTGGGTCCGGTTCTTTTAGTCTTGTAAATAGTTGTTTTTGATGTGAAAATAATTGTTGATCATTATATTTTATTAAATCTGTATTAGAAATAACAATTGATTTAGCATTCGATATAATATTTAACTTATCAATATCATCATCAAAGTAATTTATCAAATCATTTATTAAATCCAATAAATATTTATTTATATTTTTTATATTATATTTTAATACAACTTTTAATGTATATAAATATTTATGGATCATAGTTTCATATTTATTTGTTGAACATTCATCATCTAATTCATCATCTAATTTATTATATTTTAATATATTTTCAATATAATCAATTAAAATAAATTCAAAAATATATTGTTTTTTTTCTATTAATTTTTTTTCCATATTTTCAAATCTAATTATATCGGATTTATTTAATAATATTTTATTAAAATTTTTGGATTTATATTTTATATTATATTTTTTATAAATATCAGATATTACTGGTTGTAAATATTTTATATAAATATATTCTTCAAATGATTTATTTTTCGGTAATTTTAAATAAGAAATTATAGATAAAGTATCATTTTCTTTAATATTAACATCATGAAATCCCTTTATTATTAATTTTAATATTTTTTTTTCTGAATCAATTAATGGTATTTCAATACTTTCCCATTCTGCTTTAGATAATTTATTTTGTTCAAGATCCATAAAGTTATATTATATAAATAATATCTCTTAAAATTACTTTGTAATATATGTTATATTATAAGTATTATGAATTAATTAAATATCCAATATAAACGTAATGGATAAGAAATACTAATAAATATAAATATTTGAATAAATGATCTTACAATAGTAGAATAATATGGTTTAAATTTATCCGGAATATAATGAATTATAAGATGTTTTTTATCTAATAAATAAGAAATACATAATTGATTTATAGTTAATTCTAATATTACTACAAATATATATATTTTTGTATTATATTTAAGGTTAATATCGATTTATTAAATATATTATGTTGTAATATAAAATTTAAAAATGCAGTAAATAAATATGCTATAAATAACCCTACTAATAAACTAACAAATATCCCTATATTTGCTCAACCAGCTTCAATGTCAAAAAAAATGATGCGATTTAATTATACTACCTGAAAATAAAGTATGTCTTAAGAATAATATTAATAATAATGGCATAATACCAATTTGTATAAATAAATTTATTACATGCTCTACATTATTTTTATTAATTTCATTTATTCCATAATATGCAGATATAAAAAGAGCAGCTGAACAAATAATATATAATAATATATAATATTATATAATATTATACAAAATTGAAGAGTATTATTCTAATAATTATATTAGAATAATAATATGGTACGCATTATTTCTTTTGAAGGAAATATTGGCTCTGGTAAATCTACATTTATTAAAAATTTTCAAAATTATTACGAAAATAATATAACAATTTTTAATGAAAAAATTTGTTTCTTGCAAGAGCCAGTTGATGTTTGGAATACTATCACTGATTTAGAAGGAAAAACTATTATAGAGAATTTTTACAGTAAACCTTCTGAATACGCATTTGCATTTCAAATGATGGCATATATTTCGCGATTAAGTACTATAAAAAACGCATTAAAAGAAAATTTTGATATAATTATTACCGAAAGATGTATTAATACAGATCGTAATGTTTTTGCTAAGATGTTATATGAAGATGGAAAAATAAATGAAGTAGAATATAAAATATATAATAAATGGTTTGATGAATTTATTGATGACTTACCATCAATAGAATATATATATCTTAGAAGTGAACCGCACATTGCATTCGATAGAATTATTAAACGTAATCGACTCGGTGAAACAATATCTAAAGAATATTTAACTAAATGTCATAATTATCATGAGAATTGGTTAAATAATGAAAATAAATATATAGTTGATTGTAATATTGATATTGAAGAAAATCCCGAAATAGTTTTAAAATGGATGAAAACAATTTATAATCATATTAAATTATATACAATTACATTCCATGGAAATTAAAGAGGTAATCATATAATCGGTTGAGCAGGATTTTGTATTTGGAACAATAATATTAAAATTTATACTGGCTCCGAATTAATTTTACACCTTTGAACATTTAAAACGCCTATTTTATAGTAAAACCACGATTGTTTTCTGATATTAAAGATAGTAGCATAATCTTATCATCAATAATTTTATATGGTTCTGGATTATCCCATATTTCAATACATTTTGATACATTACTTTTACCATAATCACTATCAATACAGTACCATTTTTTTCTATTGGTATCCCATCTACAACCTAATTCCTTTGCTTCGTCTTTATCGCTAAATGGCACTGATAAATATACACGAACATTCATTTGTGGTTCTCTATAGTTCATTATTATGTATTACAACAAGAAATAGATTTATATTACTTTATAATAATTATAAAGTAATCAGCGTTTTAAATGTTCAAAGGTGTAAAAGATGTACATACAATTTATACTGAATATTATGCACTATTTATTGCACTGAAAAAAATGTCAGGTAATGAATATAAAAAATATTATTATTAAAGGTACATCCGATATTATCACTAAATTATCTAATTATAATAATAAATATGAATATGATAGAATAGAAACAGATGAATGTGATAATTTAATTGTATTATATGATACAATATTAAATAAAATACATANTTTTTCAAAATATAAATTTATTAAAATTAATAATAAAGAAAATAATGATGTCGATTTATTAGCAGAACAAGCAATATCATCATGTCTTGTTAATAAACAAAAAGCATATTATAATTAAATATAATTAAATATAATTAAATATAACACATATTTTCTGTTATATTTATATAATTTATTGAATTATTGAATTCAATATCACTCGCAAAAACAGACTTCATAATGTTATCATAAATCATTATTCCTAATAAATAATACATTTTAATAAATTCATATGATAAATTAAATATTAACTGAAATATTAAATATGTATCAGATAATAAGTTAATAGATTTATTTTTAAAATAATTATAACAATATATATTGTAATTTATAAATTCAGATGATAATTTTAACATTAAAACCATAGTATAAATAATTTTTATAATAATATTTTTTAATATAATATAATAATTAAATATTCCAATATAACTAATAATTAATAAATGAATTATTAATATAATAGTTATAATTTTATAATTTTTTATTGTATTATTTCTTTTAATAGAAATATTACGTAATTTTTCTATCCGCTTATTTGTAGTTAATATTATTTTTTCTTTTTCTTCTTCTAATTGTTCAGTATCTTCTATTAATTCTTTATTCTGATCTTGTAAATCAGAATTTTCATCATGTAATTTTTCATATTTATTTTTATTTTCCTCTATAATAGAAATTAGTTTATGTATATGTTCAAGGGGTTTATTTATAAGTTCTCTTAATCGTTCTGGTGTTTCAAAACTCATATTAGTTGTTTGTGATTTACCAGATGTTTCAAAATAATCTACTACAGAAAGATATTTTTCAAGAAAAAGTATTATCTCTTGATTTTCTATATGAATTAATTTTTCACTATTTTTTTGGGATTCGTCTTGTCTTCCTAATTCTAGTAAAGCATCGTGTGTTGCCATAATAGAATTGTATTTCATTGTTTCTTCTGTCATAAGAGTAGCGGATGGCATCGCAAAATTATTAATATTACAAATAATATTAATAATTTTATTTTTCAATTTTAAGGGGGGAGACCCCTTAAACCCCCAAACTACCTTCTATATTCGCTTATATATTTTTCTACATAAAGGACATTTCTTACTACCCCACACACTTCCTTCTGGTTCTTCACTATTTTCTATTGATTTATCTTCTGCATCATTCCATTCTTTATATTTATCACTATTTTCATGTTCCCATATGTTTTGTATTTCATCATATTCTTTACAATAACATTGGGTTCCCTTTTGTGGATTTACACATCCATTTGGACAAGAAGGGCACCCATATGGCACAGGTGATAAATGATAACGAGTCTCATCCCAAAATAATATATTTTTACTACAATTTACACAAAACCAATGACCACAATTTGTTGGAAATTTCATTTGTTTATTATCTGTTTCATTACATACTGGACATTCATTTTCACTATCGCGAAACTCTAATTCATTCCAACCAAAACCAAACACAAACCAATCACCACAAGTCATACATAAATAATTAGCATAATTTATATAATGTTCTGGTGGTAATATATGTTGACATAATTCATAATTTTTACATTTTATACCATTTCTTTCATAAGCTTCATCATATATTGTATTTAATTGTTCATATTGTAAATCTCTAAAATCCATATAATTAGATGAATTCATTAATAAATATTATTAATATAATTTTAAATACTTCCTAAACGTAGTTTGGGGTTTAAGGGGTCTCCCCTTATTTATTTATATTTTAATATATCTAATTCTTTAGATGTAGTAGAAAAATTCTCATCACCATATATTTCTTGCAATAATAACCATTCAAATAATCCACCAATATAAATATATACATTTGTAAATCCTAAATTTATTAATTGTTGATGTTTAGTAAATATTTTTTCATCATTATTATTTTTACCATAAACAATAATAAATATATTTTTTGTTTTATTTATATATTCATTTAGTATGCGAACTTCTTCTTGTGGAGTTATAGTATTTTTTATTAAACATTCTTGATTTTTCTCATCTAATGTATTTATTATTATATAGTTTTTATTTATTGCAAGTATCATTTCTTCAAAATTTATTTTTTTTATATTTTTTATAGAATTAATATTTCCCATTTAATTAAATATAATAAAGTTTATTTAATTTTATATATTATCAAAATAACTTTAGCTCAAATTATCAAATAAATAAAAATGTAAGAATATTTTATTATTTACAATTATAAATAATAAAATATCATTAATTATTAATGAGAACATTTATATCTTTTACAAATTATATATATTTTATTATACTTATATTAATAGTATATATTGTTTATACATATTATCCATTAGTTAAATCATTCTTTACATTATTATTTCCAAATAATTTAATTCAACTTGAAAATTTTGAAGATCCATTAAATGATTCTACAAGTCAAGACTCAGCTAGTCAAGACCCATCTAATCAAAGTAGTTCTAATCAAAATGGAAGTACTCAAGATCCATCAGCAGTTGTTGTTCCGGGGGAAGATATATTAAATAATTTATTATTGAAAGCTACTAATGATAAAAATTCAGCTGCGGAGGCATATGTTAACGATTATTTAAAAATTAATAATGAATATAAACAAATTTTAACTCAACAACAAGCAGAACAACAAACAAGTGAATATAAATATAATGACACATATGCACCAACTTTTCCAAATAGAATGATTAGTAAAATTGCTAATAGTGGTTTACCTTTTATGGGATATTTTTCCAAATTGTATGTTCCATATCCGGATTCTACTAAATGTCATGGTTATGGTAACAATTTTGATGGTTGGTGTCAAAAAGAATATGGAAATAATAAAGATTTTGGTCTTGGTACTCCATCTCAATTAGTATCTGGACAAGTTATTAAATACCCGGGAGCCTGTCCAGGGGGATTAATGGGAGCAGGTGGTCAAGGTCGCGCTCAATGTGCGTTTGGATATGCTGGATTATCTAAATTACCTTTAAATTCTACCCAATGTTATCTTACTGCAGGTGGAGATTTTGATAAAGCATGTAGAGATCAAGCTGGTTTTGGACATGATTACAAAGAAGGTGTTATGTCTGATTATATTTTTGGTGTAAAAAATTATTTACCAGATGGTAAAAATGGTTGTTGGGCTGGACAACGTCGTGCAGAATGTGGTTTAGGTTATGCTGGAGGATATAAACTAAAGCCAAATTCAACTAAGTGTAAATTAAATACAACAGACTGGGATGCAGAGTGTAGAACTGCTGGTGGTACGGACCCTGGATATGGTAAAAATGATATACCATCACAAGAAACATGGGGTCAAAAAAGTTTATATAAGGATAAAACATCTGGTTGTATTATTGGTCAAAATAGAGCGGAATGTGGTAAAGGTTATAGTGCTGGTGAAAAATTAGTAGATAATTCAACTAAATGTTATCTATGGACAGATGGTTTTAATGGAGCATGTAAAAATGATTATGGAAGCGATTGGATTTTAGATACAAGGGAATCTACTAAAACTAAATTAAAAGCTTTAGATAAAGGAGCTGATTATGGTAAATATAAAGGAGGATGTATAACAGGGCAGGGTCGTGGTGTATGTGTAAAAAAATCTGATATTAAATATGGAGACACTTTAGTTGGTACTAAATGTGGAGCATGGCTTTCCATTGCAAATAGTTGGTGTAGTGATGATTATGGAAGTGATTTTTTTATGTCAGGAAAAAAACAATATGATTGTTTGTCTGGATTCGGAAGAGCAAGTTGTGTAAAAGCAAAAACTAAATGGACAGATTGTTCTAATAAATGGTGGGGATGGAGTGGAGACGGTGCATGTAAAAAGGCATTTGGTGATAATAGTGTATATGCTGGTAATAATGTTGATTGTGGAAAACATGGTGGTGCATGGTATACCTCAAAATATAATTGTGCTACATGGTAATAAATAAAATAAATAAAATAAATAAAATAAATTAAATAAATTATATATTATTTATTTAATTTATTTAAATTCAACGATAATTTCTACATCTTCACGCTTAATACTTTTGGTTGCTGATATAGATAGTTCTTCGCGTTTTTTTCGTGTTTTTTGTGCATTTATGATTTTTTTCTTTGAAGCTGTACTATTACGCGAATTCATATCTAATTCTATATCTAAATAATTATTTTCAAGATATTTAATAACATCATTTTCTATTGCCCATTTAAAAAAATTTAATTGTCCAATAGTAGTTTGAATATATTTACTATTATCATATGGAATTGTAATGCGTTCCCAACGGCAAAATGGATCAAATCGTTTTTTTGCATACGCTTTTAAATTCAATTTATAATTAACATATACTTTAAATCTCTTTTCTATTTTTTCTGAATCTAATATTTCTGTTATATTATATACCGTATAATGTTTTTTTGCATAATTGGTCGCAAACCAATCAACTATCCTCAAAGATATTCGAGATTCACCATTTATAATACTTAGCATTTTATTCATATTCGCATTATTATCTTTTTTATAATATTCTAATAATTTATCTAAGAGAATATCATTTTGTTTTATATAACTCATTTAATATTTATTTCTCTCTATTTTTAAATACTTATTATAATTAATTATAGTTATTAATCAAAATACAATATTAATATATAATTTATTATAGAACATCTAGTATCATTAGATAATTGTATATTATATGTATTTTTTGTACTTTCTATATTTTCTATATTTTCTATATTTTTAATTTTATTTATAAAATTTTTTATGCTTTTTTGGGATGGTACGCTGTTTCCATATTTATAAAATATTCGCATAAAAATATTTGACCAAAAACATAAAGGTGAATTTATATGATTTTTTATATTAATTTTCACTGTATTATTTATATAACTTATATCATTCATAAAGGGTAAAAGTATTTTTTCTTCTATTAATTTATTCCATTCATCCGATTGATTAGCAACATTAAATAAATTTTTTGATAAATTATTAGAATATGTTTTATTTAATAAGGGATAAACTTGTGTTCTATATATTCCACGCAATGACCAATATGGTGTTGTATCTTTAAAATATGGCACATCATAATTATGTGCAAACTCATATATCTTATCCTTATGGATAGATATCATTGGTCGAGATATTTTTACTCCAAGAATTTTATTCGTTTTTTTTATTACTGATAAATCTAAAATATTTCTTCCTCTACAAATATTATTAAATACATTTTCTATAATATCATCTTTATGGTGTCCTAGTAGTATTTCGGAACAATCATATTTTTTTAATACATCTTTATATAATTTAAATCTAATTTCTTTTGATTTATTTTCGTAATCTGTTCTTTTAATTTCTCCTCTTTGTAAAGAATTAATTTCATGTAATATTAATTCTATATTCATATATTTACACCATTCTTCTAGAAATTTTGCTTCCTCTGTACTTTCTTTACGATTATTATAATTAATATGCACACATATTACTCGTCGATTTAAATATCGTAATATAACAGTTAACACCATAGAATCTACACCACCAGATAAAGAAACTACACATATTTCACTCGGTATACTCACTGTATAATTAATTATTTCTTCTATTAATTTATTTGATATATTAAATTTAATATTTTTTAACTGTATGGATTTTGGTATATATTCTAATACATTAATATGTTTATCATAATCCATAATACAATTATTATATTATGGATTATATTATTATAAATTTTTCAATTTTTTATCTACTAGAAATTTATTTTCTATATTATTGTAAATTTAAAGGTTCATTATTTATTAGAGAATTTTGCGGTTTTAAATATTTTTCTTGGTCATCTAAAACTTGTCCAATATTTTTATGTAAAAATGGATTTTGAAAGGTTTGAATAGTCATTCGTCTTTTCATTATTTCATCTGTCTTTTCTTTATTTATTTTATCATTTTTTTTTATATTATATGCTCCTCTATATGCTACATTATGAATTATTTCATTATCACCATTTAATAATGGCTTATCATTTTTATTAGATTGTTTATATGTTTGTCCATCACTCCATACTTTTACTTCCATTTAATACTATAGTAATTTATAATAATTCTAAATATTTTCATTAATTTTATTAATTTTTATTTTTTGTTTTTTTTGTTTTCTTATTTTTTTTCCACCAAATTTTGATTTTATGTTTGAATCAGAATCATTACAATTACAATGTTCTTGTTCAAATAACATCCACGATTTATAATATTTACTTATACATGATGAAATTGTTTCTGATGATGGTAATATAATATTTAATTTTTGTTTAATATTATCGGAAACATCTGGTGTTAGAATTTCTTTAGCAAATTTAGTTAATTCTCCACATGGCAAACATAAACAGTAGATAACTTTTCTATAATTTGTCTGGTTTTCCATAACTCCATTGATGGATAATAACCTAAAGTTGATTTGTATTCTGATTTAGATGTTTTTGGTGTTATCGGAGATATAGTTATACTTTTAGATATTTTTTGAAGACATATATAATATATGTCTATAAAATGTATACAAAATATAGATTTCAAAAAAAATATTTCTGTAATATTTTCACTTTTAGAACAATTAACTGATGCCCCAATTATCGATATTGAATTATATAATAATATTATATCTGATATTAGTAATAATATATATCATAATGTATTTGTTTATACTAAATATAATAAACCAATTGGTATGATTACTCTTTTAATTGAACAAAAATTAATACATGGAGGTAGTTGTGTCGCGCGAATTGAAGACCTAGTTGTAGATAAAAAGTATAATGGACAAGGAATTGCAACAAAATTATTAAATCATGTTATAACTATTGCAAATAAGAATAATTGTTATAAAATTATTTTAGATTGTAAGAGTGATTTAATTCCATTTTATGAAAAATATGGATTTAAAATGCGAGGAGGCTCTTCTAATACTCTTGCTTCGCTTGAAATTAGAAGAATTTAATTTTTATTTTTTCTTGTCTTTTATTCTTTTTATTTTATTTTATTTTATTTTATTTATTTTTAATTGTTTTGTAAATAGAAATTTATCTTTATTTTGTCGTCTTCTATCTAAATTACATTTTAAACATGCTATAATAACATTATCATTTTTATGTGATAAATCATTATCTACCCTATCTAATGTCCATTGAGATATTTCTCTCACTTTTTGATAAAAAATTAGCATTTTACATTTACAATAATAACATTTTAATTTACTAGATACTAATTTTTCGATAACTTCTTCTAATACAATATTATCATTTTCATATTTATTTTTATTTATATCTTGAGTTTTATAACTATTAATTTTCTTATCTATCTCTCTTAAACATTCTTTTTTATATTCAAAATTATTTGTATTTGTATCAAAATCTAAATATAATTTATTTATCATTTTTACTTGATATTCATATTCAAATACTAAATTTGGCATATCAATCATACAATCACGCTTTGCTATAATATCTAGATTATTAGGATCATTCGCTTTATTTATTTTATCTTTTTGATGTTTGCCTTTTATTTCTATTGATTTCATTATAATTTAATTAATTTTATTAAATTAATTATAAATAAATATTTATTTAATTTATTTAAATAAATAAATATTATATTTAAATTTATCGCAAATAAGCACAAAATCCTAGGTCTGATGATGTTGGAATGCAAATCATATATTGATCTGTAGAACATGGGAAATTTTCTGTTAAATTACATGAAAATCCACAGTATCTCTTTCCCAATACATTTTCCAAGATACATTTAGGTTTTACTGTAATAAAAGAACAGGTTGTTCTCGGACAATCATCATCAACTTCACATCTAGTTGTGCAGATTTCTGGTTGAACCATTGGATATTTAATAGTTACATTTACTTCATCTAGGCGACATGCAGTGAAATATGGGTCTGAATATCTACATAGATTTGATTCAGATAATCCATATCCATATACATTTGCGAATGACATAATCATGATAAATAGAGAACGCAACATCATATATAATATATGATACTATGCTAATATTTTTAAATAGTTATATTATATATATTATCCATTATATTACAAATCAAATTCAATATATGGTTTAGATTTACCAATTTTTTAAGCATTTTATTCATATGTAAAACATATGAAAAATTAAAATGCACAATAAATAAGCTTGCTCTTGAGTCAGTAAATATTGTTTACATAATTTTTTTATTATTAAATCATTTTTAATTTTGAAAGTTGTTTATTTATATCATTTTTTAGATGTTTATATTTTTTAGCATTAATATTCTCGGTGTCGCTTTTTAATATCGCAACTTTTAATATATTATTTGTATGTATTATATTAAATAAGTTAAATTTTATATTATATATAATATAAAATTAGTTAAATTTAATATTATATATAATATAATGTCTAAACAAGAATGTCAAGCATTACAAAATATTAAATATAAAACTATGCTTTTAAATAGTACAAATAAAAAAACATTTACATCATCTGTAACAAATGATATTGATAATATAGATACTTTATTAGATAATGAATGTAATTTAAATAAAAAAGAATGTTGGAATAAATTGGATAAATCGGTTAAAATGGATAAAATAAATGAATTAATAGAATCACTTGCTAATAAACATTCTTTAAATAATGCAGAGAAAACTAATCTAAGTTGTTATTTAAGTACATCTCTTGATAAAAAAAATTTATATAAAAATAAGGATGTTATATATATTAAAGAATCTGGTAAATTAGAGAATATACCAACATTATATTTTAATAATACTACACGAAAATTTACATTAAAAAAACTACAACAACAATCTACATCGAAATCATTGGGTCCAACCAGAAAAGTTAATAGATCAAAATCAAATAATAAAAATAATAAAAATAATAAAAATAATACAGATAAAAATAATACAGATAAAAATAATACAGATAAAAATAAAAGTACTAAATTATTAAAATCTCCGAAATCGCCAAAATCATCTAAATCAGTTAATTCTTCTAATTCTTAAATTAAATATTTATTTCTTTTAATTGTCCAGTTGTATTGCGTCGTAAACCTAACATTGATATCGATTTTTTATGAGGTATATAATTTTCTGATTTTCGCCGATAATTCAATTTACGTTGATTATCAGATATATATAATAAGTTTTTAAGTTTTGATACAGAATTTTGCATATATTTCATATTTTTATATTTCATTGATTTTAAATGATATTTTAATAATAATTTATCTATATCATATGCTGTTTTTTTTAAATTATCTGTTGAAGCATTTATATATAAAGTTGAACCAAAATATAATGAAATTATTCCTGGTGGCCAATCACTAATATTAGATAAAGATATATCCATAATAACTGGAATCATTAATTTATTTCTGGCAATTGCATAAGTCCATTCTTTTAAACAGTTATCTCGTTTTTGTGGATTATTTGCAGTTTCATTAACCTTAATAAAATATTGTTCTGTTAAACATATTATTACTACTTCTGCATTATCTATTCCCTTTGCCATTGCAGCATCTATATTACTAATCATATTATCTTCATCAATCCAATATGACCAACCGAATTTATATAATTCTTCAGCTAATTCTCTTACTCTCATATGATTATTACGATTTAATTTATCATTTTGCCATGTATGCGAGAAAAATAATTGTTTATTCATTTAATTTATATATATAATAATGTATTTATATACATAAATTTGTAAAATCACCAGTTGATTTAGATTTTTTTATAATTTTGCTAGATATATAATTTGCAAATACATTATTTTCGGATATTCGTCTATTAGTTAATTCAATTAGTTTTATATCTGATTTTAAATATAAATTGTTTACATTTATATTTGTTTCAGTATTTTTATTTAAATTTTGTATTGGTTGTGGAGGTGGAGGTGGAGGTGGAGATCTATGTTTTCTAAATTTATTTTTATAATTTATAAATTTAGATTTATTTTCGGTCGGTGGGCGTGGTAATTTTGGAGAAGGGGTTGGTGTAGTTGTAGGTGATGTCTTTGGTGAAAATTTATTAAATGTATTTGTTATTGTATTAGATATAGTATTTATTAATGACCTAGATGAATTTACTTTTGGTGAATTTACTTTTGGTGAATTTACTTTTGGTGAANTTNNTTTTGGTGAAGTTGATTTTGGTGAAGTTGATTTTGGTGAAGTTGATTTTGGTGAAGTTGAATTTGGTGAAGTTGATTTTGGTGAAGTTGATTTTGGTGAAGTTGATTTTTTTTTTATTACATTTATAAATAAATTTTGAGTTTTATTATGTGGTTGTAAACCATTGTTTAATAAAAAACTATTTGCAAATATTACTGATTCAGATAAATCATTATCTGTTGCATTAATATATAATGTAGAACCTAAATATAATGATACAATTCCCGGTGGCCAATTATTGGTATTTAATAAACAAGGTTCCATTATAATTGGTATTAATAATTTATTTCTCATATTCGCATATGTCCATTCTTTTAAACAATTATCTCTATTTCGCGGATTTTTTGCTGTTTCATTAACTTTTTTACAATATGTTTCCGTTAAACATATTAATATTGCATCTGCATTTTCAATTCCTTCTGCCATAGCGGCATCAATATTTCCACCCATATCTTCTTCATCAAACCATGTTGTCCATCCATTGTTTCTTAATTTTTTAACTATTGTATGAACTCGTTTATGCGTATTTCGACCTAAATTATCTGGTCTCCATGTATGTGAAAAAAATAATTGCTTATTTTTTTTCATCATAATTAATAATATAATAATTTATAATTTATACTTATATTATTATAACAAATATTATTATAACAAATATTATTATAACAAATATTATTATAACAAATATATATTTAAAATTGATATTAATATATCTTATGTTAATAACATAGTTATAATATTATGAATTTAGAAGATAGTTTAATTAACATTATAAATGAATTTAAAATATTTACGAATGATAATCTAGATGATTTAAATGAATCAATTACTCAATTAATACATGAATATATAATTAATAATATATCAGATATTATTAATAAAGATTTTGATAAAAATTTAACAAAATATATATATGAAATATTTCTTATTCAAATATTACATTTATTTAAGTCTTATATAAGATATAGAGTTAAATTTAAATTAATACAAGCAATTAAAAGTATAAAAAATAAAATATATTCTAAAATAATACCTCCAAGATCTTATAAAGATAGTTTTATTAGAAATATAAATTATAATGATAATTATAATAATCATATTTCCGAAAAAATATGTATCTTACAAGCAACATATCAACCATCACAAAGAAGTGAAGAATGGTATACATTTCGACATAATTTATTAACAGCTAGTTCTATATGGAAGGTTTTTGGTTCTCAAGCTACACAAAATCAACTCATATATGAAAAATGTAAACCATATACCATATATGGACAAACATCTACTTCTTCTCCATTACATTGGGGACAAAAATATGAACCTATTTCTGTAGAATTTTATAAAAAAGTTTATGAAACCGAAATCGGTGATTTTGGATGTATAAAACACCCTAAATATTCATTTATAGGTGCATCCCCAGATGGAATTAATATCGCTTCTACTAATAAGCGTTATGGACGAATGCTTGAGATTAAAAATGTTGTTAGTAGAGAAATAACTGGTATTCCAAAATTGGAATATTGGGTGCAAATGCAACTGCAAATGGAAACTTGCGACCTAAATGAATGTGATTTTCTTGAAACAAAATTTATTGAATATGAATCAGAAGAAGATTTTTTGAACGATGGATCATATATATTTTCAGATGATAATAAAGTAAAAGGTAGAATTATACAATTTAGTATTGATGGAAAAACGCATTATGAATATGCACCATTATATCATACATTAGAACAATATAATGACTGGGAAAAAATTATTTTTGAAAAAAATACAGATAAAGAATGGATTCAAAATATATTTTGGAAATTGCAAAAATATAGCAACATACTTGTATTACGCAATAAATTATGGTTTAATAATGTAATTACAAAAATAGAAGAATTATGGAATATTATTATTAATGAACGAATTACTGGATTTCAACATCGCGCTCCCAACTCAAAAAAAAGAACCAAAAATCATGATTCACAAGATTTAATTGTAAATAAGTGTTATGTAATTATGGATACTATTAATACTACATAAATTATATTTAATATCAATTACGTAAATTGCCAACCCTCGCTGTTGCATCTAAATCTTCTGCAAGATACTCTCGCATTAAATCTGTTTCATATGCTTCGCGGTCTTGTTCACTAATTTCACCTGTTCCATGATTCTCTCTTATATTCTGCTCTAGTAATGTATCAAATATACTTGTACCAACTGGTCCAGTACTATTTATTGATGAATGTCGATGTTTTAAAAATGGTTTTCTTCTTTTTTTCATAACTATATTATATTTCGCTAATATTGCTGCTATTTCTCCATCTGATAACTTATGTTTTTCTCTATTTTTTGCTCGTGCACTACGATTAAACCACCATCCCTTATTACGTCTTGACGGATTCGGTTTTTTTATAGGTTGCATTGATACTTTTTTTGTTTGATTACCTATACTTTTTGGTTTACTTTTAGTTTTACGTTTTGGGGAAGGAGGACTATATCTTTCTGGTTTACGAGATGTTCTCGTACTTTTTCTTGATGGACTCGTTATTTTTTGTTTAACCCCGCCTTTTTTATTTTTTCTTGTAAAAAATTTACTAAACATAATTATATATATATGATATTAGATAATTATTTTTTATAAATATAATATGTATAACTAAAGAATGATAATCTCTCTTTTTCTATGATATAAATATATTTAAAATTATTTAAAACTATCTAATAATACATATATAATGAAAAAGATAAATAATGAAATGTATGTAAAAAAACGCAATGGTAATATGGAAAATGTTTCATTTGATAAAATTTTGAAACGAGTTAAAAATCTTGGACAAGAACATAATATAAATATAAATTTTACAACATTGGTAATTAAAATAATAGATCAATTATTTGATGGTATTTGCACTTCTCAAATAGATGAATTAACAGCTGAACAGGCTGCATCAATGTCTACAATACATCCTGATTATTCTAAACTTTCTAGTTCATTAGTAATATCTAATCTTCATAAAAATACAAATAATACATTTTCTAAATCTATGAATATTCTTTATGATTTTAAAGACAATAATACAAATAAAGTTCCATTATTAGCAGATAATATTATTAATATTATAAATAAACATGCTAATTATTTTAATAATATTATTGATTATAATCGTGATTATTTAATCGATTATTTTGGATTTAAAACACTCGAACGAGCATATCTTATTCATACAAATGGGCAGGTTATTGAGAGACCCCAAGATATGTTTTTACGAGTTGCTATTTGTATTCATATGGATGATTTGGATTCTGTAAAAGAAACATATGATTTAATGTCTCAAAAATTCTTTACACATGCAACTCCAACACTATTTAATGCTGGTACTCCACGCCCACAATTAAGTTCTTGTTTTTTAATAGCAATGGAAAGTGATAGTGTCGATGGTATTTATAATACATTAAAAGAATGTGCTAATATATCTAAATGGGCTGGTGGAATTGGACTTCATATTCATAATATTCGCGCAAAAGGAAGTCATATTCGTGGAACAAATGGTACATCTAATGGTATTGTACCAATGCTAAGTGTTTTTAATAAAACAGCTCGTTATATTGATCAAGGTGGTGGTAGAAGAAATGGAAGTTTCGCAATCTATATTGAACCACATCATGCTGATATAATGGATTTTCTGGATTTAAGAAAAAATCATGGCGATGAAGAATTACGCGCAAGAGATTTATTTTATGCACTTTGGATATCTGATTTATTTATGGTAAGAGTTAAAACTAATTCTAAATGGAGTTTATTTTGTCCAGATAATGCACCAGGATTATCAGACTGTTTTGGTAATGATTTTAAACTATTATATGAAAAATATGAATCTCAAAAAAAATATGTTTGTCAAATAAATGCCCGAGATTTATGGATTAAAATTTTAGATTCTCAAATGGAAACAGGAACACCTTATATATTATATAAGGATGCTATAAATAATAAAAGTAATCAGCAAAACCTTGGTACAATTATGAGTTCAAATTTATGTTGTGAAATAACTGAATATAGTAATAAAAATGAAACAGCGGTTTGCAATTTAGCATCAATAGCATTAAATCGTTTTGTTATTGAAACACATTCATCATTTAAAGGAACTTGTGTTGTTTATACAAAAGATAATTGTAATTGGTGCATATTAATGAAAGTACTATTAAAAAGAAAAAATATAGAATTTCAAGAAATAGTTTTGAATACAGATAAAGAATTTATGGAATTTAAAGATAAATTCTCTGTATCAACAGTACCACAATTAATTAATAATGATACATTAATTGGTGGATATAATACAGTATTAGATATTTTAAGAAATAAATTTGATTATAATAGTTTATTTAAAATTACAAAAGTTATTGCAAATAATTTAAATAAAGTAATAGATATTAATTTTTATCCAACAGAAAAAACTAAGCGAAGCAATTTATATCATAGACCAATTGGTATAGGTGTTCAAGGTTTAGCTGATACATTTATAACAATGGATATACCATATCATAGTGAAGAGGCAAAAAAAGTAAATAAAAAAATATTTGAAACAATATATTTTGCTGCATTAGAAAAAAGTAATGAACTATCTATAGAACGTTATAATGATATGCTATTTTTGAAAAATGAATATTGTATATCTTGGTCATTTAATGGACAACATGATTTATGTCAAGAATATAATGTAGATGATTATAAAAACGCATCTTCTAGTTCTACAATTGCAAATGAGGATAAAATTTCTAAATTATTAGAAAAATATAAGCCAATTCGAAAAGAAATCGAGAGAGATTTTATTGATAAAAGTGAGTTTTATGCAGGTTCATATTCATCTTTTGATAATTGTCCAGCATCAAAAGGTATTTTGCAATTTGATATGTGGAATGTTAGTCCTACCGAGAGATATAATTGGACTAATCTTAAAACTAATATTATTAAATATGGTTTAAGAAATAGTCTTCTAGTAGCACCAATGCCTACAGCTAGTACAAGTCAAATATTAGGAAATAATGAATGTTTTGAACCAATTACAAGTAATATATATACTAGAAGAACATTAGCTGGAGAATTTGTACTAGCAAATAAATATCTAATTCAAGAACTGATTGATTTAGGAATTTGGAATAATGAGATTAAAAATAATATTATTTTAAATAAAGGTAGTATTCAATATATAGATAATATTCCGCAATTTATAAAAGATAAATATAAAATTGTATGGGAAATACCTATGAAACATCTTATTGATATGGCAAAAGAACGCGGTGCATTTATTTGTCAATCACAAAGTCTAAATTTATGGATGGAAGATCCGGATGCTAAATCTCTTACAAATATGCATTTTTATGCATGGAATTCTGGACTTAAAACAGGAATCTATTATTTGCGTAGAAAACCAAAACATCAACCACAACAATTTACTATTGAACCTACAAAAAAACCTCAAACTAGAAAAGAAAAAGATCTACATGATGAATTAAATTCTGGGGATAATGGATGTGAAATGTGTTCTGGTTAAGGAAATAACAATGGAGTGAAATGTCTTCACTTTTTTAAATTCACAAATATAATTTCATTTATATTTATTATTTAATAAATTTACACTATTAGATACTTCTAGAAAATCGATATCTAATTTCATTTTACCATAACAACGCAAACATGCTAATACATCTATCATAGAATTATGTAGCCCATCCGGTATAGTGTTAAATAAATGTTTATGTAGTTCCATTAATTTTGGATATTTAAAATATTCATTACCATTTTTACTTTTTGCGACTATTTTGCAAAGATCTACACTATTTTTCATAGTACAATATTCTGATTTCCTATTTTTATTAACAGTGAAATTTTGTTGTATTTTATTTCTAATACATTCAACCATAATCATTCGCTTATCAAACGATATATTATGACCAACAACTAAATCGGCATTATTTAATATATTATTAAATAATTCTAATTCATAAACAATATCAACACCTTGTTCTTGACATTTTTTATTTGATATTTTATGAATATTTTCACTTTCTTTAGATATATAAATTCCCTTAGGTAATTTTATAATTACATCACAATATTGTAATATAGTCGACTCATCTGTATCATATAATATATATGATAATTGAACTATATGAGGCCATAAATGTGTTGTTATAATTGATGGATTAATTCCTATAGGTAATCCAGTAGTTTCGGTGTCAAATACTAAAATTTTCATTTTTATTATTTAATATAATTTAAATATAAATTAATATATTTAAATTATATTATCAATTTTATATAATGCCTGAATTTTATAAAAAATAATGATTTGGTCTATTTATAATGGCAAAAATACTAATTCAAATAATTGTCCATATACAAAGAAATTTGGTATAAAATGTTCTATGCCACATATAGATCAATCTAATGGTAAATTTACAAAATAAAATAATTTATAATTCTTTACCACCTAAATAAGGTATTAATTTAAATTTTTTTGTTCGTTTTGTAAGAAATTTACCTCTTCTATAACATTTTTTTGTATTAATATGTTTACAGTACATAATTTCTTTTTCCTGTATTCCATATTTATACAAATTAGCAAATCGATTACCATATATGTATAAATTATTTATTGCAATTAATCGTTTCTTTAAACAATCATCTATTTTACCAACTTTCATTTGAAGTTTTATTCCCTCAGGAAAAGCCATTTTTATAGCTGCTATACGCCCTACACCAGATATAGTTACATACTTATTTTTACTTAATTCAACTATTTGTTCTTGATTAATAGATGCAAATGGACTATTTAAAAAAAATGAGGAAGTTAAATCTATAAAACCATTTTTTTTTTCTAAACTTTTTAAATCTTTTTTATTGGTTTTTAAAAATTTAGCGCGATTTAATGTTTTTTTTATAGAAGTTTCTCTATCAATAGAATGAAGCAAATTTATATTATTAGAATTAACTATCATTTTAACAAAAGATTTATTATGATTATTAATATAATTATTAACTTCCCCAGCAGTTCGTATCATTAAAAGTGTTAACGGCTCAATATTTCGCCTTAGTTCTGGTAATTTATCTATCCAATATTTAATTTTATTTATATCTCCACCTTCTCTTATCCGTCGTTTCGTATTCATATATATATATATATTATATTATTAATTTTTCATATCAATAATACTTGCATTTTTACATAGACCAAAACTTTTTCGATGCCATTCTGTTATACCATATTTTCTTATTCCATCCATATGATTCGTTGTGCCATATCCTTTATTTTTTATTAAATCATAATATTCGTCTAATTTTGGATAATTTTTACATAATTCATAAATATAATTATCTCTCTCCACTTTTGCCAATATTGATGCAGCAGCAATTGGTGTATATTTATTATCGCCACCAATAATACAACGACATGGTATTTCTTTAATTGTTTCTTCTTTTAAATCTAAATATGTAAATGGTTTAAAATCATTTCCATCAACTAAAATTGTAAAACTTTTATCTGCATATTTATTATTAAATTTTTCGGTTTTTTCAAAAAATTCTATTTTATTTAGCAACTCTTTAATTGCTTTATGCATCGCCAAATATGTAGCTTTTTTAATATTTTCTTTATCTATTATTTTTTCATCCATAAAAGCAATACAATATTCATTACTATTTGTTTTTATATATTCATAAATATTTGATATTTTCTTTTTAGAATGATATTTTTTACTATCTTTTATTAAATTATGTTGAAAACTAGTATCCTTTGGTAAAATTACCGCAGCACAATATACGCTTCCAAACATAGGACCTCGTCCGACTTCATCAACTCCAATTTCAATAATATTTTCATCTGAATTATAATAAGGTTGTAAAGTCATAATATGCTATTCTATTTAATATTTTATTAAATTTTATTTAATCAATTTTAATAAAATTTATTTAACTTTATTTAACTTTAATAGTTTATTTAAATTATTAAAATTTTCTCCAAAGTTATATATAATGAAATTAAAATTCAACTTGAACTATTGTTTATTAGCAATTCTAGTAATTATAATATTATATTGTTGTTTAGGAAATAAAAAATTATATGAAGGTCTTGCTAATCCACTTGACACTGAATGGACTGAATGTAGCAATGAATGGTGGGGATGGAGTGGTGATGGTGCATGTAAAAAAGCATTCGGCAATGTAAGTGGATATGCTGGAAATAATGTAGATTGTGGAAAACATGGTGGTGCATGGTATACCTCAAAATATAATTGTTATAAACCACCCGGACCTTGTCCTGCACCGCCCGCACCAGCTCCTGTTTCCAAAGGTAATACTCTTAAAACTCTAAGTGGAAATAGTGCGGCATTTCCAACTCAAGTAATTATTAAAGGTAAAAATAATAAGACAGCAACATTATCTGTATCAGAAGCCCTTTTAGCAGGTAAAACTGACCAAATAGATCCTGGATGTTATTCATTAAATAGTTTTATGTGTGGCGTTAACGTATCAGATATCTTAAAATCGGGTGATAGTTGTGCCGTTGATTCAATATCATTACCAGCAAATATTAAAGCAACTGCATATACATCAAGTGGTGGGTGGGATAATTTATGTAAACAAGAAAAACTTGAAGATATTCCTGCTGGATCTATCGATTATAAATTTTATTCAAATCCATGTGGATTTTTATTTTCAAGCGCAGATACATCAACATCATCCAAATGGATTCAAATAAAAGGAACTAATGGTTCAATAATTACATTAGATCCAAATACCGCTCTTAAATTATCTGGTGAATCTGATCAAGATACCGCTGGATGTTTTACATTAAATTATAGTAAAGCATGGCAAAGTGCATTAAAAGATAATGGTACTCATTGTGAAGTGGACTCTATTTATGTACCGTCTGGTCTTCAAGCAACTGCATATACATCCAGTGGTGGATGGGATAATTTATGTAAACAACAAAAATTAGGTGATACTATTCCAGAAGAAACAACACATGTATTTGATGGTGATAAACCATGTGGATTTCTTTTTGAAAAATATACACCAGGCGTTGCCCCAGGAAAACTTCCTGCTGACGAATTTTGGGCCGGACCATGTAGCGCCCAGTATGACCATGGAACATGGCCTTCTACAATTCCTGCTAAAGGTCAGATTGCATGCACCGCTGCCAAAGCAGGGTCAACATATGTAGACTATCATGATTGTGGTCAAGATCCAGGAGGTACATGGTGGACTGCCAAATATATATGTAAAGATAAAGCATCACCAACACCACCTGCACCAACACCACCTGCACCAACACCACCCGCACCAACACCTCCACCTCCACCACCTCCACCACCC